ATGCGTTCTTTAACCTCATCATTGACGTCGAGGGGTTCTTGCCAACAATCGTAGGCTGGTAATTTCTCCGTAACAGCCTTCTTGGTGCGCATCCAGGGGAAGCCAGCACTCGACGAGCGGTTGATACTATCAATGAACTTTCGGCCTGGAATACCATTGATGGCAGACGCGAGATCAAGCGGGGCCTTCAACTCAACCTTGTACTCATCAGGTAAACGAGCCATGACTTCTCCAACATAAGCGTCCGCACATTTTCGCAGAATTGAATCCTTGAATAAGTGGGTCTGCTCGATGACAGGAAGGAGGTTGTTACGCCAAACGCGGCGACCCTTCATCACGGGGGCTCCAGTGTTGACCTGGTAACCGCGCTTAACAGCGGCTGCGCGCATCAAAGTTGGACCGACGCTCGACTTGGGCTGCGCACGTGGCAAAGTGCTCTGACCATACACTCTCCCGACCCCGTGTCCGATGTATCTGAAAACAGACTTAGGATGCAGCGCAATGAGGCTTACGTTCTTGTCTTTACTCTGCAACAGTGGTGGAGAGGGCGAGAAAATCGGCAAAAAGAACTTCTTGGCGTTTTCAACGTCTGCCTTACGGATGCACGTGGCCATGCCGTCAGCCTTACCCGTGATGCCGGCAACGTGCAATCCAGCCACAACTGGACCTGAAGGTGTGTTAAGAACCAACGGAGACCCGCAAAGTCCTGTGAAGGACGGAACGGGGAGCTGATACTTCCAAACATCGAGCACATGCTTGAGTCCAGGAAGATCCACCTTCTCAGTGTACACGGCACGCGCAACAGACAAGTTATCCACGAGGCCATCCCTACCGCGATTCACAACAGTGCCGCGGCACACCGTCCTGACATCGTCAATCGGAAAGAGGTCTGACAAGTCAGGACAATCAAAGGAGTCTAATAGTTGGAAAAACACTAGCTCCTTTTCTGGGACGCGCAGAGCCGACGCGGAGTCGAAAACGCGCGTAACATTCGTAGTCAGCCCAGGATTATGTGCCTCACGCGTGACGATCATGGTGTACACTCCGTCTGGAAGAACGTGGTTATCCGTGACATAGAGTCTACCCCCGACACAAACGGCGCGGCCCTCGCGCGTGACCTTTTCTCCGTTCACATCTCGAATGGTTTGGATGTGCACCACGCTGTTCGCAACCTTAGCGCAAATAGCCGTCCACTCCAAATTCTTCCACGACTTGGTCTTCTGAGAGATAGCCATATCTGCGCGGTAGTCATTCTTCTGGTGGTAGAAATTTTCCACCTCATCTCCCGCTGAATCTGGTCTGACACCAGTTTGTGCCAATCGAGAGATCTTCGAAGTCTCAGTTGCACCATGGTCACCACCGTCAGCTTGCAGCTTGAACTCAGCCCGGATGAACTTGTATGAGGCATACGCCGCGATAGCAAGACCAACCGCATAAATGGCGTATCTGACACGCCGATCGCCGACGATGCGCTCAAAAGTTTCCTGACCAAGACGACGCATGTATGAAACAAGGCGCTTCTTGATGCTCCTTGTTGCGGCCTCACTCATACGATCTGCTACATCTTTGATTCCATCTTCAAAGATGCGACCGGCGGCAACAGCGCCTGCAATCCCTGCCGCCCACATGTAATCCGTTTCCCGAGTGTCGGGTTCAACATGTACGTGGGGCTCCACATAAGGGATCTCTGTGAAGAGAGGCTGGGTGATGTTGACGCTAGCAAGGGGACTGTCACCCGTTTGAATGAGGC